CCATATATTCATCAGGTGATTGGTAGATTTCATTTAAGGTAATCCCTTGATCAGCAAGTATTTGCCAATATTGAGAATAGTCATAAACCACATTCCCACTTAAATCTGTAAAAACATACTCTTTTTCTGTTGCTGCTTCTCCATATATTCCAACTATGAAATTTTCTACAACTTTATAACCCCATCTATTTTTCCATAATCCTACAATCATTGGTCTGTTACTCTCTTGCATCAATTGTGCCTGAGTGTATGGTGTAGGTGAAACAACTTGAGTTGATAATACATTAAAGGTTGAAGGTTCTTGGTAATAACCATTGCCAATACTATTTTCAGTTCTAGGAATATATTGTATATCTAAAATAGATGCTGTTGCAACTAATAGTGACGAAGATGGTATATATCTGTAACCATTAGCAAGTTCTACTTTATCACTAGAAGCTCCATTATAGGCATAACCTTCAGTATATTGTTGAATTCCTCCAGTATTAATTAATTCCGGTAATTCAGGAGGAAATCCATTATTCTCAATTACCAGTCGAAAATCATCACCACCATTGAGAGTAGCTCCTAAAGATTCTGATGAAAAGGTAATGGTAGTTGGTAAAGTACCATCCCAACCGGTTCCTGGATCTACTACTTCAATTGCATTTGGAGAAATTTGTGTTTCACTTAATAATGTAATATTAAATGTTAATGAATCTGCTGTGAAATTTGATGATGTTGCTACAACATTATTTATTGTTAATGGGAAGGTTGGGAGAGTTGCATATGTTAGGATACCATCTTCTAATCGAACACCCCCACCACTTAAGTACTCTAAAGATATAAAACCTGGGTTAAAACCTCCAGCAATTAACCCTAATGTTTGTTCTGGGGAGGGGTTAATAACATCAGTAAAATATTGTACATTTATGTTTGATTGTTTTGAAAATGGATTATAAAATAATGATTGAGAAGTTACTACTTCTTCACTACCACTAAATATACCATCATAAAATTCATGTTGGGTATCTATAGTTTCTTCTACTGCTCCCAACACAGTATCATTTATTATTTTATATGATTGAGTATTTACTACCTTACCAAAAGGTGTATCATGTGGGTTTCCTTGATCTTCTCCGGATTCTACTAAAAATGAACTGTCTAAATAATTAAATTTATTTGCTGATCCTCCTGTACTTCCTGAAGGTGCTTCTTGGTTAATAGTATCTATACTACCTGATATTACTATATTTTCTAATATAATTGGAGTATTTAAAGCACCTGAAGGTGTAGTAGCGACTTGTGTTCCTTCTGTTATTTGTACAGGTTGAAATCTACTTCTTTCAAGCATATGTTGTTTAATAACAATACCTGTAGAAACATTTGTACTAGCAGGAACATATGATTTAATTGCTTGGAATATAGAATTATCAAAATATTTAATTAATCTTAAATAATCATAAACATTACCTTCTGTATATTTTTCAAAGTAAGATTTTGCAATTTCTTTTAATTTAGGGTAATATGAATCTGATGATGATACAAATCTAGGATCAGCAATTGCGGTTGCTATAACTCCATATCCAAATGAAGAAATAATATCATCATTTACTTCATCTTGAGGTGAAAATGCTACCTCTAAATTATTAATATTTTCAGTATAACTTCTACTAATTTGATAATCTTGTTGAATACTTATTCTATTTGATAAGATATTACCATAATCATCTCCATCTCTTAATTGGATTTTATCTGAAATTCTATTTCTAAATCCAATAGCTGGTTGATCTAAAAAGTATACTTCTGTATTTGTTTTACTAAATGTTCTTAGTGAAGAATTTTCATAGTATAAAACTCTATATTCACTTGATGTTGTTTCTGTTGTAGGGTTCCAAAATGATCCTGTAATTAATATTGGTGCTTGACCTTGAACTGCAGGGTGCATTGATTGCATTGATTCTGAGTATGAAGAACTGTATGATGAAGTAAACATACTCTCCATTTCATTCCCTAAAGGTGCTCTAAAATTAACTATATCAAATGATCTTTGAGATCCTGTAACTGCATTACCCTCAATTGATTCAGGGTTCATTACAAAATCATTAAATGTAGCTTCTGGTATATCGTTTGAATAATATCTAAATTCTTGTAAAGAACCTGAAAGTATTTTACTTGCTAATCCTGTTGTTTCACTTCCTACAGTTGAACCTGAAATAAATCCACCTAAATAAATTCCATCAGCAGCTGTAACACCAAATTTATTCCAAGCTTCATTATATGAAGGTTGAATCACACCTGCTCCTGTTTCACTAATAAAACTAGCTGAGCCTTCAAATCCTATTTGAGCTCCATCATTACCATTAGAGATGGTGTTTTTAGCATATAAAGTATATGTTGTAATATTATCGTTATCACTCGCAGATACGTGTTGATTTCGTTGTAACATTACTGTCCACCAACCTTTGTCGAAGAATGGAAGGTATATGTTATCTGACGCAATAGTACCACCATCCGCAGCTGAACCTGATATGTAGAATCTCATATTACCCCAATTCTCATATTCACTAGATGCTGAACCTGAGTATGAACCTGTTGTAGGTGGGTCATAAAATAATGAAATACCAAAATCAAAATCAGTTGATGTATCATCCCCATCTGATTTTTTGACTGCTAAAGATTGGGTAAAAAAGTCACCTGCAAAAGATGAGGATGGGTAACCTGTAGTTTTAAATCTAAATTGGAAACTATCAGGAACAATATTTTTCTCATCCGCAATGTGATTTCTCTCTAAGGGCATCCAAGGAAATACAACAGATGAACTTGCTACATTTTGGGTAGAAACAGGAGTATAAGCATAGCTATATCTATTATACCATAAATCATAATCATCAGAATTATCTCTATCTTTACCCCCAAATTCATTAATTCGAAGAATTGTATTTGGTATACCCCAAATATTAATAAGTTGTCTTAAACCTGCAATTGTACCTTTTTTCTTAACCAGGTAATTCATGTTGTGATAAAGACGTTTGTAAATTTCACTACTTACTTTATCTATTGCATATGGGAAACCTGGGTCTTGTAATTGAGATACGTAATTTTCCCATGAATAATTTGGATCCCAATAATTAACAACTTGACCATTATTAACAGCAATATAATTAGTTATTAATTCACTACCTGTTGGAGGAACATAAGAACCATTATTTTCGCCCGTTAAACCTATAAAATTATCTTGATCGTTAAAATTATTTCCAAATCCTGTATAGCCTAAAGATGTAATAACATCATCGGCTAAATCTAAAGGGACACCATCTTCTAATTGAGAAGTAGTATTAAGTTTTTCAGTTATAGCTCTAGTATATAACCATATTTCATCAAAATGTTGACCCACCATATTTGAAAACTCAAGATATTGGTTATTGTCACTATTATCTCTAATAAATTCTGGTATTGTATAGTAAAGCCAGTTTTGATTATTATAATCATATAATGAAGCTGAAAGTTGAATACCTCCATAATACTGAGAGTTTTCTACATCACTACCTAACCATACAGAAACACTTACATCGGTTGTTGGTAATAGTTCAAATGGGTATGCTGATCCGGTTTTTGGGTATGAAGATGAGCCTGTTCCATAATATAAAAAATATTCATACCCATCAAAATTAGTAATTAAATTTTGAATATTAGTATAAGCTGAGGCTATACTAGAAGATACTGTAAAGGATTCTGATGTTTCTCCTCCAATACCGTCTAAGGTATTTATATCTGATTGATAAGCTTGGATTTGAGTTACTTTTTCAACAAAATTTTCTATTCTTTTTTGGGCAGATGAAAAATTAACAAACTCATTAAACGTATTATATGAATAATTAGGTGTTAAAGTTATACCTTTTCTATTAAGGATATTTGATAGTTGATCTGAGGAGCCGGAAGAATCAGTCTGTAATAATTCATTTTTAGATTGTAAATTTGTGGAATTATTTAAAAATTGGTTTACCTCTAACTTATAATTAGGTCCTTTAATATAAGTAAAATCATCAGGAGTAGTATCTATAAATGGAAAATTAACACTATATGCTAATGATTCTGCAGGTTTAGTAACTACTGATAAAGTATCCTCTAATGAATATTGGGGTGGTAAAGCATCATATAATTTTACTAAAATTGAAAAATTAGTAGTTGATGTATCTACTATACAATTTATACCTACTTGGTATTGATTTGAACCAAAATTTAAATAAAATTCATCAGCAAAATTATTTTCATCTAATTGAGCCTTAAATGCATAATATGTTGATAATATAATATCATTACTAATAAAATTAGATTTTAATCTTAATTCTGTTCTATCAGATGATATTTCTGCTAAATAGTATTGTAGTTGAGAACTAGGATCTGTACTAGTACCTAATTGGGGTTTTGTAAAATTATAAATTAGATTTAAATTACCAGTATCAAAACCTAAACCCCTTGCATCTTCTGAGGGGTTGAGTTTTAATTCACTAGTACTACCATTTACTTCTTCTCCACTACCAGGAGAATCAACAAGTGTATAGTTTTGAAAATTTTGATTTCCCCCAATTAGATTATTATTATTATCATATACCCAAACCTCCATTGAATCCTGGAACGGGGTGAAGGTGGCTGCAATTTCAGCATTAGGTATAATGGTTTGGGAGGAAAGTTCAAATCCTTCCCCATCTCCTATAAAATTAGGATCTGCTAGTGTAACTGATGCTGTAGGTAATAATGCCATTTATCTATAAATATTTTAATTTGTAAAAACTTCAGAATTATGTTTGTGCCGTTGCTCGTAACGCTGCTGCATCTGCTTCTGCTACTGATCCAGACACAGTTAAATCAACATTTTCAATTCTAAGGTTTACATTTTCTTCTCTTATTTCTGCAATTTCGTCTAATAATGCCTGTATTTGTTCTTGTATTAATTCATAGTTTGCATATTCTCCACTTGTTTGAGCCAACGTCTCATGTGAGTTTGGACCTGTTTTAGGAATATCATAAAAGAATTTATCATATAATGTCCAAAAATCTTCTAGCGTAGCCAAGCTAACATCAAAGAAAGATGGATCTAATTGATTTTCTGGTCCTAATTGGGAGAAGGCAATATCTAATGTTTCATTAAATGATGATTTATCAAAAACCTCTTTTGTTAAGTTTACAATTGAAAGTGGTGTTAAAAAAGCAACTTCTGATGGGTCCGCAGGTCTTTCAATTGTTGTTTCCGTACTATTGGGTATACTGCTTGGTGCATTAAGAGGAACTGGGAGAGGTTTAGGACCAGATACTATAGGTGGAGTTGGAATACCTTGTATATTTAAAGGTGGAGGATTGATTCCTGATCCTACTCCCGAAGAACCTCTTGCTCCCAAACCCCTTTGGGAACTTACATATCTATTTTCACCTACAATTTGACCATTTATGGTAAAAGCATATCCTCTAGTACTTTGTGTTTCATCTAATTCTTCTTGTTTTCGTCTTCTAATTTGGGCTAGTTGTTCTTCCCTAAATTGAGCATTTTTATTTGCTTCATATCCTTGAAAATCAAATTTTTGTGGTGCAGGTGGGTATTTCATTCCACCTCCTCCACCAGAACCTACACTGGTGATAATGCCTTGAACGCCTCTACCTGAGCCTGATCCAGATCCTTGATTTCTAAATATATTTTGATTATTTGGGTTTGCACCTGAGTATCTTGCCATAATTATCCGTTAACTACTTTAAACATTATATCTTCATCAAACACTTTAGTAGTACCATCTAATACAGTTTTTATAAGAATTGTATAATACCTTTCAGGTTCTAAACCATTCATATAAACATCAAAATAACTTGATGAATAATCTGCACTAATTTTTGTATAATCAGAATCAAAATCGACTACAAATTCATTTGTTGTCGTATCTTTAATTGCATAAAGAGATACGTTTTCTGGTAAGTAGAAATTTGTAGTCCACTCAGATGCTGTACTAAATGTTTGTAAGGGGTATTTTGGAATAGCAGCTAATCTCATTCTAGCTACACTTTGAGAATAATATGTACCCTCATTATTATAAACTGATATGAAAGCTTCAGCAGATCCTAAAACAGTATTAGTTGATGAACTAGTATTGAATATATAATCATCCCATTTAAATTCTAATGATGGGGGGTATATTGTACTTGTATCAATTGAAAAGTATTTAAATGTAGTTACAACATTTGGATTTTGAACAAATTCAACTGCATCCGGTTGTTTAATTAAAAAACCATCATTTGGAATTGAACCGCTATACCAAGATAGAATTGATGGCGTAACATCCACATTTATATCCGTTGTACTTCCATAACTAAATGATTGTGAGTAAACGGGGTTAACATATGAATCGCTGCCGGTAGATACCCAAGCATTTGAACCTGAGTAGCTTCTCCAAACCCAACTACATCCATTTTCTACTGGTGGGTTATAACCTAATACTCCGGTTCCCATATCCCAACTACCTGAAATTGTTTTAACTTCTAATTTAGAATCTGTATTTAAAGCAGTTACTAGGGCTGAATAATTTCTTAAATAAGTAGCAAATGAGGAATCACCTACCCTATTATTAAGTATATCTGTAATTTCTGTTGTTGAAAATTCTATTAAATATCTACAAACATAAGGTACACCTTTCTTTAAATATGTAGAAGCTTCTAATACTTGATCTAACCCGGTATTAGTACTAGGAAATTCACTGTAAAGTGAAGCATCTTTAGTTGGGAAAAGTTTATATACTGCCATTTTATTTTTTTATTATAGTGGTACTACTCTACCTTTAATATCTGTATCAGGATATTTAACTTCAAAAACCATTGGATCAATTGATGGGTAAACTACATCATTAATTGTAGCTCCAACAACGTCATAGGCATATTCACTATATCCTAAAGCTTCACCTGCTAAATTATCTATTTTTAAATTTTTAACTGTTTGAACACCTTCAACTTTATCTAAAAGAACACTTAATTGTGGTAGAATAATTGGTTGGTTTATTTGCCAATTTTTAATATTAAAATAGGTAGTTAATGCTGTTATACATTTAGTTAATGTTTCATTATTATTATAGTTAGGTCTTACTACTATAGAAAATTCAATACCAATATTAATGATAAAAGCATCTTTAATATTAATAGCATCATTTATCATCCTATACTCAGAAAGATATGTTTTTAAATTTCTTTTTAATGTTGGGGATGCTGTTTTTAAATTTGTATTAATGTCATATGATAAAACATATAAATCTAATATTGAAGGTAAAGTACCAGTTTCATACTCACCTACTTTAACGGGTTCTGCAAAAGCCATTGCTATTACTCCTAAATTAGAGGGCATTGACATTGCTCTTATTAAATAATCTTCTTTAGTTACTGTTCTTAGTTGGGTTTGGTAATTACCTAAAGCATTTTGTCTTAATTCTTCAGTTGTATCTCCATCTTGACCACCATCAGCTGCTATTGGGTTGTTTGTTGATACTGAATTAAATATTTCATTAGCTAATGCTGAGTTACCTAGATTAGAATTAATAAATCTAATATTAGTATCATCAATTCCGGTTAAAACCCCAGATTCAACATTAGAACCAACACCCCCTCCAGTTAAATATCTTACAGTTAAAGTTGTATTGGAAGGAGCAATTCCATAAGTATTTGTAAATACAAAATTTAAAGGTGAAAATGCAGTTGTTAATTGATCTCTCTCAAATGGTAAACCTAAACCTACATTATCTGGGTTTGGGATAATTTCTTCATCATTATCTCCAAAATTACCAGCACCAAATTGAAGTTGTATTGAACCTGTATTTGTAAATCTAGCTGCAAATCTTCTTTGAACTGATTTAAGTTGTAAAAGATAAGGAACATCATTTCCACTACCATCATCAGCTACATTAGGGTCATTTGTATTAGTATTTCTAATAGTATCAAACACGTTTTCTTGTGCTAAGTTAGGTACTTCATACCACTCATTCCCATCAGAATCTATACAATCTAAAATACCAATAATATTTGAGTCGAAAATATCTACAGTATCAAATCTAACAGGTGCTTCAAAATTAAATTGTTGAGTGTTAATTGTTGCTGATATTGCTTTTCGTGTTTTTTTAGCTAAAAATGAAGTTGGAGTAGCTCCTGATATTTGATATACTGAAATTGTGGTTGGATCTAATGAACTTGAAGAAGAAAAATCTATTACATCTTCAATTAAAAATCCAGTTTCACTTGCGTTATTAGCCGTAACTGTAGTATTCTCGGGAATTAAAAGAGAATAATCAAAGTCAGGAATTATTACGCTTGCGCTTGTTTTTGCAGGTAATTGTTGGTAAAAATCAATATCAACACTAGCTGCTGTTGTTACTTTAGGTTTATAACCAAGCATATAAGCCATATTAAATAAATTCTCGGTTTCACGAGCATATTGAATAAAAGTTTCTTGTACTTGATTATCTAAATAAAATGATAAAACATCTCCTACATAAGAAGCCATTTCAATAAATAACATTCCTGTAGAATCAGGAGTAAAATCATTATAAGTGTCGGGAAAGTAAGTTTGAGAATAATTAATTAATTTATTTCTAAAATCATTAAAATCTCTATCAATATATCTGATGTCTCTTTTTAATTCAGCCATTATGTAAGTTCTATATTTATTTCATCTTCAAATCCTAATAATACTACTGTATATTTTAATGTAAAAAATAAAATATTTCTATCTTCTTCAGGATTAAATTCAACTTGTTTTACCTCAACTAAAGGAAAACGTTCACCTATATCTGCAATAATAATAGATTCTAAATTATCTAAATTATCTTCATTAATTATTTCGAAAACTTGGGCTCTTAGATTAGCTCCATAATTAGGATTAAATACTCTTTCTCCCCTATTAGTTAATAAATAATTAACTAAATTAGCCTTAATTTGATCCCTAGTAGTATATGTAGGTACAAAAACAGCATCTCCATTTATAGGAAATCCAAAACCAACCGCTTTTCTAGGGTTGGAATCAATTGGGATTTTATTTGCTAATATCTGAGCCATTTAAATTATCTTTTTCCCATTAAATTTGCTATTTGGGACATATCTACTTCTCCTGAGGGTAAAGCACCATTAACAGAATCAACTCCTGATGGATTAAATTTTTGAGGAACATTATTAGTTGTCATTGTATTACCCATTTCCCCTAAAATATTTTGATATGCTTCTCTTTTTTGTTCAGCATTCATTTGTGGTTGTTGGGGGTGGATTGGTGTTTGAGCAACTGATTCTTGTACAACTGCTACAGTAGATGCTTTTGGAGCCTTAACAGCTTCTAAAAGAATATCTTTCAATTCTTCTTGAATAGCTTCTCTTACGGCTTCCTTTATCATATTTTTAAGTTCTGTAGATTTCATTTTTTGTTATAAATATTAAATTAATTGTTTTTTTGCATGGAATATAATTAATACATTACCAGGTTTTGTCTTCTTCGTCTTTTACCCAACTAAAAAGTCGAGTTTCTTCAACATCATGTAAAACTATAGTGTGGGGATCATCTCGTTCCCAATTATAGAAGTATTTATAGTTAAACAGCGCTATATCAGTGTCCATATGCGCTATTAAAGCATCACTAAACATCTTACATCCATTAGCCCAATTTATATCATCATACGTTTCTAAACATAAATTAACTGCTCTTGAATTTGGGGCAGATCCATAAACTGTACAATCTAATAAGGTATTATTTTCTTGGGTTGGTTTAAGACCTGAGAAGAATGTATGGTGAGGTTCTAATTTAGATAAAATATTGTTAAATGATCTAATAGGCTCAGCGTCTATATCAACGTAAACACCACCATAATCTCTAAGTAATAATAATCTAATTCTATCGGCAATAAATGCCCATTTGTATAATTCAGCATTTTTTCTGTAATTTGATAAAAATGGATCATTAGGGTAGTAAGTAGTAAATATTTCATTACCCCATAAATTTACTTCCCAATCAGGATGCATTTGTTTCATTTTTAGGTGAAATTCTTTACAATAATCGGGGATTGGATTATCCCCTACCCATATTTGATGTATAATCTTTGGAATTTGAGAGCTCATACTTTAATAGATTTTATATAATAAAATATAAAAAATATTTAGTGTATCCAAGTTTACCTTAACCTCCTTTTCCTGAGGGTGGAGTGGATATTAATGTCCATTTTGCAACATAATATTTACCAAACAATGTATAAGGAGTTACGAAATCATACCTATATGTTTGGTAAATTGTTGGGTTTGAATTAGGAACCTGCCAATTTCTCAATTCTCCAGGATAACCTCCAGCTACATTAAAGGGATAAAAGGCTCCTTGAGGTGGGGGAACTGATGTAGATTCTGGTGGTGCTGTTGATCCTGCTCCACTTGAACTACCACTTCCTGCTCCGGTACTTGAACCAACACTTCCTGCTCCGGTACTTGAACCAACACTTCCTGCATTTGTAATACCAACGGTTGGAGATAAGGTTGCTGGGTTATTTGCATTTAATGAACCAATATTAAATTGACCACCTATAGTAGTGTTAATTCCTGATTCTATTAAAATATTAAATCCTGATACTATTGGAGAATAAGTATCATTAGGAAATCTATCAATATAAGTTTGAAATATTCTTGGGAATTTAGATGAATGTCCAAACCAATTACCTGCATTATTAACGGCATCAATAGCTGCACCCCCTTGAAATGGAGCTAGCGTTGATGATCCAAAACTTGCATCCCCTACAACACTTGTACCTGCAACTGTACCTGTTCCACTACCTCCTCCATCACTGGTGTAGCTTATCCATGGATAAGTAAATCCAAGTCTACCAGGTATTCTACCTATAGCAACACCATTGCTATCATATATATATTCATTATTTATTACGCTTTGAAGAGATTGTTTTCCTTCAACAAATCTATCTATTTCATAATACGCTTCGCTTATTAATACTTGAACTGAAGATGAAAACGAATAATCTTCATCTGGTAGATTATATAATACACTTCCTAAAAGCCTTAAAGCAAAATTAGTTGAAGCATCATTTGCATTAATATCAGATGATGTTAAAGTAAATGTTGCTTTTATTCTTCTTGAAGGAAAGGGAAAATTATTTGAAGGATCATTTTCAATTATCAATTGGTATCCTCTATAAATTAACCCATCTCCTACAACGGGGGGTGTTAATAATCCTAATAAGAAATCACTGTAGGCCTTATCATCTGAAAAGAAAGTATAAGTATAACCTCTACCATCAGTATATGGAGATGATGGAGTTGGAGGAACACCATCTGGTGGTCCATCTCCAGTAAAAGGTGCGGGGTTATTACCACTACCACCGTTTCCACCACCACCTCTACTTCCACCTCCTCCATTTCCACCTCCCCCATTTCCACCTCCAATTCCATCAACAGGAGATGTTAATCTCCACTCTCCAGTTGATGAGGAATTTAAAGGACCAGCGGATGCATCTAATACTGCTGTTGATCTACCATTTACATCTGATGCTACTTCATTTATATTTTGTTGTGAAGCATTTGGACCATAAAGTAATAAAGCTCTTATAAAAATTATTATTTGTTGGGATTGGGCAAATATAGGATCTAAAAGTTTTAATTTACCTAAAAGTGGAGTTATTACTTTTACAATTTCTTTTACACCCTCTGAAACTACAGAAATAGGACCATCTATTTTATCTATAGTTACTTTCATTACATCTAAAGTATTGGAGAAATTATTAAGAACCGTAGCAGGTAAACCTACACCTGGGGGAACTGCTGTAGGTAGAGGTAAATTTCTAATAATTGTTACAACCGTTTTTAAAGTAGGAATTACTTTACCTAAAGTATCAGCTAATTTCTCTAATGTTGTAATAGGTGATCTTAAAGTATCTAAAGCACCCTGTAATTTGTTTTTTGTACCAATTAACCCATTAAGTTGAGTCTCTAAATTATCTAAAACTGTTAGTAATTCTGCTCTTTGTGATTCAGATATTTCTGGGACAGTTTGCATTACCTCAGGGGTTAATAAATCTGCAGGTAAGGGAACATTTCCTCCTATTACACTTCTAGTATCAAAAGGTAAAGGGACTGGGACTTGTTCTTCTATCTTTCCTGCAACTTCATCAATAACTTGATCTTTCATTGCATCTATAACAATGGACATTTTAAATGCATTTTTAGCTGCACCTGTAATTTGATTTATTACGAGTTTTTCTAATCCCATTATTTACTAGTGCTTACTTTAGATTTATATGTTTCGATACTATTAAGCATTTGATTTGCTTGCAATTGTAATTGGGTTGCTGGAACTGGTATAGCAGCATTTGGTACAAACGGAACACCACTACCTACGGGTGATTGTAATGCTGTAGCTAATCCAATAATTTGAGTTAATAACTTACTCATATCATTTAAAAACTTATTTCCTAATATAATAGGTTCTGAAGATGATTTATCCCCTAAATGAATTTCCCCTGATTGAATTACCGTTTTAGGTGTTTCAATGATTATATCTTCTAATGAATTTAAATTAATTGTTTTTGATGAATTTAATAATATGGAATCATTTTTTGCATTAAATAATAATCGTCCTGAATTTAATATTACTTGCTCACCTACAAATTCATTAGGGGCTGTTGGTGGTGTACTATAACCCTTATAATTAGTACTAGCTGTTTCAATTGGAATTTTTTGGGTTGTCGTTAAATATAAATTTGATTTATCTTTATTTATATCTTCTATTTGAGGTACCCAAGGATCTTTCCCATCATCATGTTGACCATTTTTTAAGATTATTATAGGATCCCCATTTTCACCAGCACTAGACCATGTATTTGGGATGTTTGAATTATTTACTGTAGAACCAAATCTAAAACTTTGCCCCCATCTACCTTCGTACATAACATCTCCTTCATAAGGTTGTATATTTGAAATGTCTAGTTTTTCTACAAAAGTTTGGCCTAAATTAATAGTAGTTGGAGTTGTTGATGTTTTTTGAGGAGTTCCTGCCTCCACTTGTTGGTTTGATTGTTGTTGAGATAATGGTGTTGTATTTGTAAAAGCTTGAGGGATAGCATTATGGTGTACACTACCCCACACATTAATAGGTTGAAAATAATAATATGTTGATTGGTTTGGTGAAGTTTCATTATTAGCATTTGGTAATGATATTAAATAAACTACCTCATTTATTAAAGGGTATTTTTTATCATTAGGAAATAAAGGTTTAGCTATATTATTTTCTAGGGCTACATTATTATTTGTAATTTGACCAACTGACGCCCAGTATATAGTTCCTATACTAGCCCATTGACCATGTTTATTAAATGCTGTTGGGTGGGTTACATCATCTAAAATAATAGCAGTTACTCTAGCAGCAAATACACCACCACCTTTACCACTACCACCCTTAGATGTAGATTTAGATCCACCAGTTACCCTACTTACTGCCATTATTCTTTATCTTTTTCAGCTTGTAATTTATCCATTTCTGCTAATAGTTGATTTTTTTCATCTTCTGAAATTCCAAAATTACCATCATCTGTTGTACTATTATTAATAACCCTTTGAATTATAGTAGCCATTTTAATGAGTTGTTCATCATTTTTAACTCCTATCTCCATATATTCTTTAATAAGAGGTACTATAAGAGTAGCATCACCAATTTCTTGAACTAAAGGTTTTAACTCACTTATTAGAGCTGTAACTTGTGCTTCTTTTCTTTTTTGGTTATTGTAAATTTCTTCTAAAATATCCGAAAATTTTTTCCCACCAAATATAATTGAATCTAATTGTCCCATAGTTTTTGATTATAAATATCATTAAGGGAAATTTAGTCGGTTGGGAACCGATTATGTTCTAAGTAAAATAAATATTTTCTTTTAAAAATTGCATATAAAACATTAGCAATTTTAGTAATTTTTGGAGTTTTTACATCAATTTGTTCTCTAATAAAAATATAAAGTGCTTTTTTATTAAAAATATCAATATTGTCTCTTTTTCTAAATAATTCTAATATAGCATCGGCTATAGAAGCATCATATTCTTTTGGGAAGATTTCATAAATATTGTCTGTGCAATACTCAACATATTTGTCTATAAATACTGATAATTTATCTTTATAGGTATAACCTTTAATACTTAATTCATCACCATCAAAATCCTCATTTTCATCTTTCATAATAGAATTTAGTTCTTTTTCCATTCTTGAAGATGCAATAAATCCTGGGGAGCTTGCATCTAGATTAGAATAACTGCTTAAATCTACTATATTTACGTTTGTGACCTTTTTACTATAATTCTTTTGATTATAAACAATTAACCATCGTTTAACTATAGTTCCAAAATATGAATAAGCTTTAGCTCCATTTTCAGGGTTAAATAGATGAATTTTAGAGAGTAAAAATGTAATTATTTCATGTTGTAAATCTTCTAAATTCTCAACACCATCAGTATGGTAAAATTTAAAAGTATGAATAATATTTTCTGTTAACTTATAAAAGGGCCAATGCACCCATTCTTGGTAAATATCACTCCTTTCCTCTGCGTCAGAAGAGCGATTGTATCTAACAATCGCTTGCTCCGTCTCTTTTGTAAAATATCTTCTTGATTGGGGTTTGCTCTTATGCTTTCTAATTATAGAATCCATTATGTTTTTTTAAATTAGTCAATTTTCTTTAACTTAAATTCATTTAAAATCTCTTGAATTTTTTTTACTTGTTCAAAGAAAAAACCAATTTCATCATCACTTTTAAATGATTCTTTTTGATCAATTTTTTTCAATTTCTCATCTGAAGCTTCTATAACCTTTGATATTTGATCCAAATATATTAGATAACCTACTACTATATCTTCTGCTCTTTCATTTTTACGTAATAAATTAAGAGTGGTAAATAATAAAACAGCTGCTAAAACTGATATTGATATAATTATTATTGTAGTTATTTCCATTATAAATTATCTAATAAATTTTTTAAACCTTCACTCTTAATTGAACCTAATGCTTTTGATTTAGCAGCATTAACGTGGGTTTTTTTATTCTCATTACCCAATGTAAAATTACTCTTGCTAGTATCCACATTATTCTTAAATTTAGGTAACCATTCAATTTCAAACTCTATCCTTGCTGCCATCATATCTGCCTGATGTAGGATAAATGGTAATGAAGTTCTAGGTTTAGTTTCTGGCATAAATGATTTTAGATATTTCTCATTTGCTGGATCATATAAACCATCATGTGTTTGGATAGCCATCATTTCATTAAATGTATATTTAACATCATGTTCTTGAAGTAAAAATAATCCTCTATCTGGAACAGCAGCAAATGCAATAGCTTTATTATGCATATATTCTTCACCTAATTTATCTCTTCTCCATTTATCAGTCTGGGGGATGTAAGATTCATGTTCCGAATCACCCATTTTACCTAAATCATGATTAATAGCCGAGAATACTAATTCTTCAGTAGTAAAAGTAGACATATCGGCCCCAAAACCTTCCCAAACAGCAGACATAGATAAAGCAGCCTTAACTACCCTATTAACATGGTCAACATAACCACCGGGAAAGGCAGAATGATATTCTTTTTTATGGGAAGCAGGCATAAGAGAAATGCGATCTTCAAATTTCTCATAGAATGATTTTAATTTTTCTTTACGTGGAGATGAAATATAAGTATCAATATTACTCATAAATTCAACCCAATTCATTTGGATTTGTTCTGCTGTTAGCTTCATAACTTTTATTTATTTATTAAACTTGTAATTAAAATGTAAGTTACACATAATGGAAATATTAGTGTAAATACTAATGTAAATGATAAACCTTTTAATATGTTGGATGTTTTACCCATTTCTCATTGCATCTAAATCTCTTTCGATTATAGATTTTAGATCTTCTACTATATCACCTAAATCATTAAGTGTTAATTCAAATTCTTTTTTACTAGATTGTCCTCCAAGTTGATGTTTTAATACTTTCAACTTTCCATCGATTTGTGTAAACCTTTTGTCTACTAATTCTTTATTTCTCATATGTTTAATATTTAATGATGTATCAATATACATCCATTCCCCCGTATATCCAACCTATCTTAATCTCCTTATTTCCCCATTCCCTTTATCCCTTTTTTCCTAAACCTGTGATTTGAAGTTACGTGGGGGAATTCTGGTATCCAAATTTTAATTTGAGATTTCTTCGATTTTATCTAGAATAGTTTTGAGAAGGGCACATCTTTCATATTCTTCACTTTCTTCAAAAAAATGGATACCTAATTTAAGAGCAGTATCTAAATATTCATCTTGGTATTTTTCTATGGCTATTACGTGTTCTTTAACGTTAATATCTACATTCTGTATATAATGCCACGCCCTGTTATAGACTACAAATTCACCCGCGTTTGCTACATCAACTATGTCAAGTTCTTCATTTGATTCTTTAAAGAATTTTATAACTTTTTTATTAAAATTAATATGATTTAATACTAATTTTTTATACATCCCAATCCAGTACACTGGGGTTTGAGTAAAATCTATATGAACCTCATCATTCTCACCATCTAAATCTTCATTAGATGAAAATAACTCAAAAATGTTTTCTAATCCCACTTTATTTACTTTTGTATTCATGATTTGAACTTGTAACTCTCATATAGGCATACTCCCACATTTCTTTAGTTGATTTATATTTGTGTTTGGTTTGGCGACTCATTTTACTTAATTGTTTTTCAAAATCATCTTTTACACCTTTAACCCTTATTTGGTCATAAATCTCGTGAAATGAATCTTCATAATGTCCCATACTAGAAAAATTAAATGTTTGTGGTTATAAATATAAAACAAAAAAGGGTAATAGCCAAGCTATTTCCCTTCAAATAATTTATAAATGTGAACCCAATAGGAGTCGAACCTATAACCGTCGCCTTAGAAGGGCGATGCTCTATCCAATTGAGCTATGAGTCCATAAAAAAGAGAGACTTCGGGTCTTTCGGGGTTTCTGGTTTGCTGGCCTTACTATAAACCCTTTTTCAATGGTGCCAACCTAACAGCTTCACTACCTCTCTTTAGTACTACTGGCGGGAATCGAGCCCGCACGAACATTACTGTTCAAGGGATTTTAAGTCCCTCGTGTCTACCTATTCCACCACAGTAGCAAATTAAGGGGGCTTCACTCCTTATAGCGCGCTTACAGCATCAGAGTCCCAACCTAAGCAATCCGTCGATTGTATTCTTAGGATATTACGTTTTACTCCCCCTATTTACTTAGAGTTAATCGGTTTTTTCTAATTGTTTTTCAATTGCTTCAATATCCATTTGGAGTTGAGCATACTCATCTACAATACTTTTAGCATCTGGATTATTTGGGTGATAAGCCCAAGTTTTGTGTTGCAATTCTAGCAAAAATGCCAATTCATTAATTAATTCTAGTTTTAAATCTTTATTTACCATAACTTATTATTTATTTGTGTATAATATACGAAAAAATTTTTAAATATCCCAATCTTCTGTAGCTATCTGCAAAGCAAGTAGGGGTGAAGATTTTGGAAAGTCCTTCATTTCTTTTAATGCTGTGTAAATGACTTCTACCAACAAACCATGATCTTCAGCTCGTGTTATACATTCTACAATATCAAGTATCTCGGTGCTTTTTGCTTTTTCTAAAAAATGTTCTTTTACTGGGTTCATATGTTTATCAATTTAATGAATATTCGTATTTATCGTGATTTATTGTGTATAATTCGCTGTCATAATCATCAAGCATATCCTCCAGCGCTTGATTATAACCACGCATGTATACGCGTTCTTCTTCGGAGTATTCTCGGGAAGGTATCAACATTTCTAGTCGATTATCTTCAATAGTTGCTAATAAAGTTTCTTTAAATGTCATTCTTCTAAACCTTGAATTAATGATTTAATAGTACCTTGTAGAAATCCTACAATTTGAGCTCGTGGTGTTTTCTCATCCCACATTTTTTCTGATTCATCTAAATTCTTTTGAAGGTAATTGATGATGAATTTTTCCATTTTTTTATCCATAACTTTTATTTTAATTGATCCCAAAGTAATTGAAGTTCTTTTTCTAAAATTTGACCTGCTTCATATTGTTCGGATCCTCGAATCTCATAACAATCAATTTGACCACCATAACTAATATTACTTAAGTCAAATCTAAAACCATTTTCCATTGAAATGTTCCATCTACCACCCATATCACCATCAATTTGGGTTCCTGGATATTTTTCACAAACTGCTGTAAAAAATTGCTCTCTATGGAGTCTTTGCATTTCTCTTTTTGTCATAACCTTTATTTTTATTTCCTTATTACCCCGTGAATATACGAACAAATCCTCGGGGAACCAAGTCCTTGCGCGGAAGCCTTTTACTTTCCTTTAAAATATTTAACCAAAATGTGAGCTGATTTATAGTTGGTTGCAAGTGGGGTTAAATGGACATCACATAAACGCATAAGCATTGAAATATCAACATCATGTGGGTGTTTATCAAGTGGATCTCTAAAAAATATAACCCCATCAATTTCACCACGTGTTACCATTGCTCCAATTTCAGCATCTCCACCCATTGGTCCACTTGCTACTAATTCTACCTTAGTTACCCCAGCGTTAGTAATTACATTTCCAGTAGTTCCAGTTGCTACGATTTCAACATCATCACGTTTAAAAAAATCTAAACGTTTCATTACAAAAGAAACCATATCGGCTTTCTTTCCATCATGTGCTATAAGTGCTAATTTCATTGTTTTC